GCGGCACTGCAAATTCGACTTTCTTGATCATAAAAGTTGTGGAGTTGTTAGTGCATTAAAACTGCTTCAAATATAAATACGTTTATTCAAATAGACCAATCACTTTTACTTAACTCTTGCATTCAAGTTTGAAATCATTCCGATTAGGGTATCCATTTTGTTGTAAACATTGGTTTGACGAATGGCGGTCTCTACGCCACGGGTTGCTCCTACGTTTTGGTTTACGGCCATTCTAATCTCATTACTCAAGTAAACACCATTTTCGCTCAGCTGTACAATTTTCTTGAGTGCTTCATTTTGCTCACGTAACAATTTGATTTGTTCATCGCCCAACTGTTTAGCTTTTTCCACATCAGCTTCAGACTCATTGACCTTTTGCGAGTCGGCTGTAAACGAACCATCCGAACCGTCGTCGTAGCGTTTGAGAATAGTCCCATATTGGTACATTCGCCCAGCGGTATTGAGTGAGGTTATTCCGTTTTTAAATGCCAAAGGTTTGGCACCTTCGCCCATGATATTCATAGTTTGCCAAACAGGCTTTTTAATACCACGTTTGGCATTTTCGTGCATCTGCTTAATAATTGGCTGATTGATTTCTGTCTGGTCAGCATTGACAATGGCCTCCCCTCCTTCCATTTCGCCCAACTCTTTACCTGTTTTGTTATCGACTAAAGCAATACCACCTTTTCCGTAGGTTTTCTCATGCTTGCTCCCTTGAGGCGTAAAACCATAATGAAATTGCGGTTGAGGTTGCGAGTTGATTTTGGCTACTTGAATACCAGTCATAACGGCCGACATAGCAGCGAACACCAAGTTTACTGGCCAGAAACCCGATGCAAGCGCTTTGATAGTCGCCAATGCGCCAGTGATAATCGCACTAGCGGTATCAGCTTTTTTCTGAGCTTGCCAGGCTTTGAGTTTTTCAGCTTTTTCAATTTGTCGAGCACGTTCGTTTTCGGCTTTGATAGCCGCTTCCAAGTCCATTTTGATTTTGATTTGGCGATTTTTCTCATCAGTAGCGGCTTTTACTTTTTCGGCTTTCTCCTTTTCCGCTGCTTTGATTTTATCGTCCATTTCCTGCTTGGCCTGTTCGATACGCTCTTTGGATAACGCTTTATCCTGCTTGGTTTCGTCATCCAATTCATCCAAACGTTCCTTGAGCTGTTGTTGACCCGCTTTTATTTTGGCGTCTCTTTCGTCCTCTGCCGCTTTGATAGCCGCTTTCATGGTCTTTTCGGCGGCATCCATTTTCTCCTCTTTCTCCTTCTTGGCTTTACGGATTTTTTCCTCCAAAGCTTCCTTTTCAGCTTTATCGGTGGCCACTCTCATTTGTGACTCTAAATCCCAAACCTGCTCGTTGAGGGTCTGTTCTAGGTTTTGAAGTCGCTCTGTTTCCTCTTCCTTCAGTTGCTTTACCTTTTCGGTTTCGGCATCCTTCATGGCCAGAAACGACTCGGAATAACTTTCTTTAAAAGCCTTGATTTTGTCAGCCTTCTCCATCGTGTCATCTTGGAGAATTTTTTCTAAATCTTTTATTCGGCTTGTTTCCGAATCCTTCAATTGCTTGATAGCCTCAGTATGTTGCTGTTTGACGGAGCGCTCGTTATCGATGGCAGCATTTAGATCAGCACTATTCTGGTTGAGCTGTTGTTGTAAAATGGCCACCTTTTCGTCACGTTCTCTCATTGCTTCAGCTATGGCCTTGTCGGCTTTGGCTTTTTCCAGATCTGCCAAAAAGTTGGCTGCTTGCATCGCCATTTGACCCACCATTTGAAACTTCTCCTGGTTATTTTGGAGTCGCTTTTGCCAGGCTGCTGCTTCGCCTTGTACAATTTGCCCAGCCGCTTCAACGGCTTTGTTTACGTCTCCTTTCAGAAAAGCACTAAAGACATCACTCCAAGCTTTTTGTTTACTTACCTTCCCGTCGATTAGGTCTTTGTCTAGCTTGCCAATTTCTTGCGTGTATTTGGCTGTTTGGGCTTTCTTTTCATTTTGGTAACGTTCCTCTATCGCTTTTAAAGCCGCTTCTTTCTGCTGGGTATCGCTGATTTCACGTTCTGCTTTTTTCTTCTCAATCTGGAGTTCAGTATCTAACTTTTCTTGTGTGTACTTTAGCTCAAGCGCTAGGCGCTCTTTTCGGATTTCAACCAGCTTTCTGGCATTGGTACCCGCTTGAACTTCCTTCCAGTCGAGCAAAGCGCTTTCAGCTTTTTTCTCCTGTTCTTGTACCAGCTTTTCGGTTTCAAGCCGCTTTTGAGCCGCTTCTTCCTGCTTCTTGGATTCCTTGGCTTTGTACTCATCCCTGACCTTTTGGCGTTCTGCTTCAGCTTCTTTCTCAATAATAGTTTCAAGCTTTTCTTTCAAAGCTTTGTCAGCCATCGAAGCTTCATTTTCGGCTTTACGCTTTCTGGCCTTTTCGTTGATTTTGGCTATTTCACGCTCCAGTTCATCACGTATCGAGTTGATATTGGTTTCGGCTTCATACTCTGCAATACGCTTGAGTGCTTCTTCGTTGGCTTTGGCTATTTGCTCAAGATGTTTCTTTTCCTCATTCTCGTCTTTCTTTCGGTTTTTCTCAGCTTCTTTAGCTCGCTTTTCAGCCGCTTTTTTCTGCTCCTCCGTGACTACATTTTGCTTTTTATTCTCGGTAGTAGCTGCTGCCAAAACGGCTTCAGGTTCTAGTTTTTTGGGAGTGTCTACCAAAGCATCTTTAAACCCTTTTTTGATTTGGGTAAAGTTATCGTTGGCGTGTTTGGTCATGTTGCTAAACTGCTTTTTAGCGTCATCCCACGTTTTGGAAGCACCCACAAAGTCACCCTGTAAAAACTTGACCAAAGCTTTGCCACCCGACATCAAAGCACCCAATGACTCGATCATGGCTTGGATAGCTAAAAAAGATGCCCTAACGGGTAAAAGTAGAGATTGAAACACAACTGCTAAACCCTTCATAACCGCCGTGGCCGAAACAGTTTGTTTACTAAGGCTTGGGAATATTTGTTGTACCAAACCCATCATACTGTTGTATAGGTTGGTCACTTGTTGGAAAAGCGATTTAAAGACTGTAACCACAGGCTCAGAGTTCTGGGCCAGCTCTAACAAGAAATTAGCGACATTGATAACAATAGCCAACAAGGCATAGAACACGGGTTTGAGCTGCTCACCTACAGCTCCAGCCAATTGCATAAAGGTGTCACCAAGGTTAGAGGTTTGCCCCTCAAGCTTGTTCATCATTTGGGCATTCATTCCAACAACCCCCTTCATTTGTCCAAATGCAGCCACCATTTTCATTGCTCCCTCTTGGGTTGCTTCCATTGTAACCGTTTGACCTTTCCAACTACCTATAATTTTATCTCCTGACTTTTTAACACTTATTCCCAGCTCACCCCATCGTTCAGAATTACTTACATCTAGTATAGCCTCATTTAATTGCTCTAATGGCTTGTCTAAAGCACTAGCCACATCACCCATTGAAAGCATCTGTTCTTTGGTTGGGCGTAACCCTCGGTTCACCATCTTAACATAAGCTTCTGTTACGGTATCTAAAGAGAAAGGTGTTTTTGCAGCAATATCTTTCAGTGCTGCCATACTTTCTTTGGCCAGCTTTTGTGAGCCGAGAGCGACCTTTAATGTTGTTTCGTACTTCTCTAATTTTTGAGTTGTACCAAATATTGCTTTACCTAAATCAACAGCCCATTGGATAATCTGTAGGGCTATGACTGCTTTAAACGCCAAATTAACTTTGCCTATGCCTACAGCAATTTTTTCCCATAAGCCTTGTTTGCCTAGTTCTTCAGCTCCTTTTTTTATATCATTTACCTCGTCTTTTACTGCTCCTAACCTCTTTTCTACGTCACCAAGTCTTTTACTGGTTTCGATAAAAGCCTTCGTTCCTGGCTCTAATTGTTTGAGTTCTTTGTTTAGGGCTCTTGTGTGTTGCTCCAATTGCTGAATCGTCATTTTGTTAACGTCCATGCTCTTCATAGACTTACTCAACTTTTCGGCTTCCTGTTGGGTATCTTTTAATTCCTGTTTGTACTTCTTCCAGTTTTCAGAACCCTTACCGCCATTTTCTTCAATTTCCTTAATGGTCTTTCTGAGCGCCTTAGCATTGTCATTCAAATCCTTGAGCTTCTTGTCCAAATCACCTGTTTGGCCCTTGAGCTCAAGGGTTCCGGTATCTTTAAATTCCATTGGTGTAGATCGTGTTTAGTAGAGACTATTTTGAAAAGTTCATGGTTAAATCCTGTATTGCTCCAGCTCCAGCGTGGCGACGAAGCTCAAAGAAAAATTTGGGTAGAATATCATTTTTGAGTGGGTCATTATACACCCCTCGATAACCCCGTTTTACGTTGGGTTCTTTTTTGATAGCATGGCGTATTCCTTCAGCTATTCGAATAACTGTAGCGGTGTAGCTCTGTGGTGTCAAACCTTTGGGATAACCAGGGATGTAAGGAAAGGCACTCACACCTACTCTTTCGACATACTTGATAAATGGAGACAAAGGAGGCATTCGCTCAAAATTGAGCTGTTTAAGGTCTTTTAGCCTTAGAAGCATATCGTAGTGAACAGAGGCTTTGATATAATCTTTACCCCGTTCGACAGCACCTGACTTGATACTGTTTAGCATGGCACCCGTCAAGACAATACCTTGAGCGTTTACCTCTCGACGAAACACCTTTTCGGCTTCATCAACATACTTTTTTAGAATTTCGGCAAAGATTGGATTTTCAAGAATGGAGTCTTTCATGTCAGTGTAGTTCTATTCAATATCTAATTTCTGAAAGACATTTGGGGAGCTGAAGGACAAAAGAAAAGCGCACACCAGTAGTGATGCGCTTTTGTTCTAAAGAATATGTATATGTCTTAATTATTTTCTCCCTTATTTTTTCTAAAGTTCAAAAATGAGTTCACAACGGCTAAAAGTGTAACTCCAGCAAAAATAGACCCTGCAATTGGTAAATTAGAGTAAACAAGGTATGCAGAAAAACCCATGCCTGCTAATGCTATAAA